AAGTCTGATTCTGCCCCCACCACGCGCGCTGGTGCGCTGATGGCGAGAAACGAAAGGGGTTCTACAACCATGACGGAGGCTGCTTCTCAAGCTGGTGATGAAAGCAAGGGAAAGTCTAAGAACTTGGGTGCTAGGTACACCGGCGCGGTAACTACAATTAAAAATCAATGATTTGTACACAAGTAGATGAATATATGGCCAAGCTGTTCGACACAGGGACAGTGTGGACATGCACATTATCTGACAGCACTCAGGTTTATCAAGACGATGATAGACCTGATATAGACCCTCCCTCTGCGTGGGAACGCCTTGGCGTATATTGCAAAGAGAACGATTTGCATATCGTCAAGATGATTTTACAAAATGGAACCAACGTGGTTACAGTGGGTGAAAATCCTGACGGTTTCTATTTTAGAAAAACCGCAGGTGGGTTTATGTTTGGAGACGATACCTATCATGGTTTCATAGCGGGTACTTTAAACGATGGTAATCTCCATGTTGGTCATTGGACTGTTCCAGAACTGAAAAGAGAGTGGTCAGAAAACAGAAACCCAGATAGCGCTGGCATTTCTTTGATAGCCAAACCTACAATCGACGTGTGATGACAGAAAAACGTACAGATTTGAGCCGATACAAATCTCCTTCAACTGGAGATTACTGTACTGGAGCGCAATATATAGCCGAGATGATGTGCCAGCGAATGGCAGAGAATAGTAATGAGGGAAGCCTAGCGTATAAATTTTGGAACACCGGCAAGTGGAAGAAAACATACCAGCTACAAATTATTGCTGCGAACAGGCTGGTTGATGAATACGACGAGAGGGCAATAATAGCGGCTCTAAAAAGCAAGCGGGGTCAAAAAATATACTCTCTTAGATTTCCTAGCCTTAAGGAAATGATAGAGGAACAGGTTGAGATTCTAAAAAAGCAAGACGAGACAAAGTCTGTTGTCAAGCCAGCCTCGTCTTCTGCTACGCCCAGAAAACCTTTCGGGCAAAAAAGTAATCTTCAAAAGCTAAGGGAATTAGATGGTGACGTTTAGCGATGCTACTACCAAGGATATAATTAAGAAACACGGGAAAGTTATCTCCAGTGGGACGGAGGTTTTTGAAGAAAGAAATGACTTTGATACTCTGCCTGTTAGCCCCTCCATAGACATAGCTCTGGGCGGCGGTTTGAAAGAGGGTAGCTGGGTTCTGCTTACCGGAGACCCCAAGACTGGCAAAACAACCACGGCCCTACAAATAGCAGCCAACTGCCAAAAAGAAGAAAATGGCGCACGTCCGATAATCTATCTCGACGGTGAGGGCAGACTCAAAGCCATGAACCTTGATGGCATTGACGGTTTAGACAGAGAGAAAATGCGAATCGTGCATTCAGATGAAGAGCCTCTCTGTGCAGAACAGTTTTTAGATATAGCCATCAAACTTATAACCAGCAAAGACTTCTATCGCTGTGTTTGCATAATTGACTCAACATCTTCTTTAATTCCAGACCGAGAACTAACAGAAGATATAAGCGGAACTTTTAGGGCCGGTCTTCCGAAAATATTGGCATCTTTTTGTCGCAAGCTTTCTAATGTCGTTACTCAGCAAAGAGCAACCATAGTAATTATCACACACTTCATAGCAAATACTAGCGGCTACGGCAAACCTAGAATGCCAGACTGCGGTAGAAAAATTCAATACCAAGCAGACACAAGGATGGAAGTCAAAAGCATAAAGCCTTGGGATGTTGGGACAAAACAGGTTGGTCAAATGATTAACTGGCGTATTCTTTGTTCCTCGATGGGAGCCAACAACACAGAATGTCAAAGCTGGCTTAAATATGGCACTGGCTTGGATTTCGTACAAGAGCTTCTAAGCTTGGGAGCGGACCTTGGGCTGATATCTAAAAGAGGCGCATGGTATTCGTGTGATTTTATGCTAGACCACGAAAAAGACCTTACCTTTCTTCTTAAAGAAAACGAGGTTGATGATACTGAGGAAGCAAAGATAAGATTTCTAAAATTTCAGGGACAGGAAAAATTATATCAGTTCCTGAAAAAGAATAAGCCTGTTCTAAAAATTCTTGAACAAGACCTAAAGGCCATGCTTTGATAGTCAAGGGCTTTGACGGTAAAGATTACAAATGGCCGGTATACAAGAGCAAATCCCGACAAAGTGCAACTCGTCCTCGCTCAAAAAATCATCTGAGAGCCAGAGCGCTCCTCCGCGAGCTTTTCCCAAGAGATACAATTCTTGAAGAAGTATCTCTACCCGGTAGCAAAACACAGACTAGAAACTCCATTCTGTTTGCCGACTTCTACATTCCCAATAGAGACCTTGTTGTAGAAGTACACGGCAGACAGCACTATGAACACGTTCCCTTTTTTCATAAGACAAAGCTAGATTTTTACAAAGCCAAAGCCAGAGACAGAGACAAGGCTGATTGGTGTTCGATAAACAACATCAAGATAATCGCACTTAAATATTCGGACAATGATGATGACTGGAAACGAGCAATTCTTGAACGCTAAGGAGAGGCTTGGTAAATTTGTTGACGCAACCGAAAAATATATTAACAGCCAGCACGTTGGGTTGACGAAGATAAATCCCGAGGTTGTTAACATACTCAACTATGACTCTGCCCTTCTTCACTCGCTAAGCTCAGAGCAATGCTTGTCAGCCGCCTACATTCTTTTTTCTTACGCTGACTATTTGCAGACTTTGTACAACAGCAATTTGGTCAAGCTACACTGGGCTACCGACGCAATCAACAGGGTGATTTCTCCAATGCTGAAACAGTATGGAGACAAATTCACTAAACACGAACAAAAATATTACGAGGCAATTCAAGACAATGAATTTGCTAGAAGTCTTAATAACATAAAAACACATGCCACGGCGAGGGTTGACATGCTGACAGATAAAATGCGTGACGTTAGAAGGATGGGCGACGTGCTAATAGAGCTATCTAAAAGGAAACAGTACTCATGACAGGACACTTGCTTGAGGCTATAAAGTCTATCAGAGAAGGCATATTGTCAAACGATATGTCAAAAATTGCGGAGGGGTTTGAACTTCTTACTGGAGAATCTATTGAGATTCCAGATAGCCCAGAAGTGATTGTCGAACAGTCTTCTCCGAACTCCGACGAGGATGATTTTATCGCAGGTACGAGGAGTGAATCTAAAGCAAGCAGAAGCGTGGTGTCAAGCAACAGGGTTAATAAGTTTGTTGACGACGGCACAATTGATACATCAGAAGCGGGGTATGATGCAATAAATGATGACGTAAAACCAACTGCTAGGCAAAGACCTTCTTATAAAAAGATGAAGCAAAAATGTCATGTTTGTGGCCAAGAAGAAATGGTCAACCCTCAACATAAGCGCGATTTTTATAAATGCGCAAAATGCATTGGTAATAGGTGATATATGAACAAACCGTTGATGAACGCCGCCGCCGAACGGGCTGTATTGTCGGGCGTGTGTTCTTATGGGGCAGAATCTTATTTAGAAATTGAAGACTTGATTGAAACGGAGACGTTTGTTTTAGAAGAAAATCAGCTAATTTTTAAGTGTCTTGAAAAAGTTCTGGCTACACAGGACGAAATTGACATAGCCTCCATTCTTTCTGCTGCTAACGAATTGTCGTTAGGGGATACTCTTAATAATAAAAAGTCTATGGACCACTTGAGGGCGGTCTACAACTTTCCTATAAAACTACAAAACGTAAAACAACATGCGATAAAAATCAGAAAGCTGCAAATTGGTAGGGTTATACAGGCAAAGGCAACAAGTATACACAATGAAATTTCCAAAATAAATGGTGACGAAACCGTTAGTGAAATTATAGGGGTCGCAGAAAATCCCATCTTTGAGTTATCCTCGTCTCTCGGCTCAAACGAAAGCATCAAGCCGACCTTTTTGGGGGAAAACGTAGAAGAATACCTGCTTCATTTGGAAGAGAACCCATCTTCAATTATGGGGATACCCAGCGGGTATCCGAGATATGACGCCGCAATTGGAGGAGGATTCAGAAGAAAGTGTGTTGACCTTGTGGCCGCTAGACCCAAGGTTGGCAAAAGCATGTTCGGAGACAATGTCGGCTTGCACATATCCGGGGAGCTTGAAATACCCGTCTTGATGCTAGACACCGAAATGTCCTTGGAAGACCACCTGAACCGGGTGCTAGCAAATTTAAGCGGCGTTGAAATTAATGAGATATCAACAGGAAAATATTCTCAAGATGCGACAAAAAAAGAGCGAGTCTACGCCGCAGCAGAGCACCTCAAACGCATGCCCTACAAATATGTCAGCATAGCTGGAAGTCCATTTGAACAAACCTTATCTATTATGCGCAGATGGATACTGCAAGAGGTGGGGTTTGACGAAAATGGAAGAACTAATAACTGCCTGATAATTTACGATTATCTCAAACTAATGAGTGCGGACTCTTTGTCGAACATACAGGAATTCCAAGCACTTGGATTTCAGATAACCTCTTTACACAATTTTTGTGTGGAGTATGATTGCCCCTGTTTAAGCTTTGTGCAGCTAAATCGAGACGGCATCACGAGAGAATCAACAGACGTTGTCAGTGGGTCCGATAGATTGATATGGCTCTGCACAAGCTTTTCGATTTTCAAAAACAAAAGCGACGAAGAAATTGCTGAAGATGGCCCGGAGGTTGGAAACAAAAAACTTGTTCCAATTGTTGCCAGACACGGCCCTGCTTTAGAAGACGGTGACTATATAAATATGTCTATGAGCGGTAGTATCGCGCAAATTGCAGAGAACGTTACAAGAAATGAATTGAAAAAGGGCGGCTCAAAACAAAAAGACGATGGATTTATTGTAAATGAAGACGATGATGACGATGAAGAAATCCCATTTGAAACCGCAGACTAATCTATCTAAAGCACAGATAGATGTGTTGTGTGAGAAATTGTCTGAAAGAATAGAGGATATTCTAGATTTCTTTGGCATAGAATACGACCAATACGGCAATCGCATATCGGCTCCGTGTCCCGTACATGGCGGCGACAAGCGTGATGCTCTTACCATATTCACATCTGGAGATAACGTATCTGGTAATTGGTATTGTTGGACTAATCATTGTGAAAAGAAATATGTTAACACGATGCTAGGATTTATTCGTGGGGTTATTAGTCACCGAGAAGACAGAGAGGCAACTTTTTCCGAAACGATAAATCTTGCTTGTCAGTTTATTGATTCGTCATTGGATGATATGAAAGTTGACATGGAGCACATGGAAAAGACCTCTTTTATTGCCTGTGCAAACAGCCTATTAAAAGAATCCAAATCTTCACAAAAGGGTGTTCCCAGAGACATTGTTAGGCAGGGTTTACAAAGACCGGTAGAATTCTACTTAAAAAGAGGGTATCTTGAGGAAACTCTCGACACATTCGACGTAGGAATTTGTCTCAATTCCAACAAGCTGATGTATAATAGAATTGTAGTCCCCGTATATGACGAGTCTCATCAATACATGGTGGGTTGCGTTGGGCGTAGCCTTGAGGACAATCCTGCTATGCAGAAATGGATAAACAGCAAGGGCTTCAATTCCGGCGCCCATCTTTATAACTACTCAATGGCAAAAGATAGAGTGGCAAAAACTGAGACAATCATCCTTGTAGAAGGGCAGGGGGATGTTTGGAGGCTCTGGGAGGCTGGCATCAAAAACGCCGTGGGAATATTTGGATGCCACTTGACTGACTATCAGCAAATCAGTATAGAGAGGTCTGGCGCTTTGAATATTGTTGTTCTAACCGACAATGATGAACCGGGCAGAAAAGCGGCTGATTCTATTAAAGAAAAATGTGGCAGACTTTTTAATCTACAT